TTAGTATCTGGTGCAGAAAAAGTATTTGCTGGAGTAAAAGTCGTTTTAACTGGAGCGCGAAACCCTAATGGTTGTGATGTTGATCTGGTCATATTTGCGTCAACATTTGATTGCTGCATAGCGTTTTGAGCAGCAAAAGAATCTTTAATAGTAGAAAGTGATTGAGCGTCTGTTTTTTTCTGTTGCTCAAGCAAATTTGACATCATTACTTTGTTATTAAATTTAGGTGATTCAGGAATTTTTGTTTTCGGTGGAATGTATGGGCTTTTCTGATTAATTCCGAGCCATTTTTGTGCAGCACCACCATATGTAGTATCAAATTGATATGGCTTTTTACCCATTGCAGCAGATGTTGGCAGCACTGACATTGGATCAACAATGTTAAGCGGATCAACGACTTTACTTACTGCCTTCATTGATTTTCCAAACCAACTTTTAGATACTTTTGGAGACCAATTAAATGGGTCAACGATTTTTGTCATCGTTTTTGAAAACGCATTTCCTCCCATTATAGTATCCCTACCTTTCTTCTTGCTTCGTTACACAGTTCTGACCCCACTTCAAACTTCCTACACGCATCAGGTCGATCATTGTAAACGCTACACGCAACGGAAACGCCAACTTCGCCTCTCAACGCTACGCATCTGTTATTTTCGGTCTTCATCAGCGGGTAGTCGAATCTTTGCATTTCCTGCGAGATGCCTGTTGCGTCTGACCTGTCTCGTTTGAGGATCGGCCATGACCACTTGTAGGAGCAACACGCTCCGCATTTTTGGCAGTCGTACATTTACTCCAGTCTATAGCGCGAAATCCAAGGTCAGGGATGACGATATCTTCGTAGGGCGCGAGATGTGATACATTGGTAATTTTTGCCTTGAGCTTGGGACAGTCTACATATTTTCCTTGGTGGCGATCAACGCAATTAAAACAAGCAGGATAAAAATCAGCATTGAGCGATTTGTCAGGATTGTTTCCCCATCCTTTTTCGGTTTTAATGTAGCGTGTCTCGTCTGGCTCAATCCCAGAGTACTCAAGATAATCGTAAACATCCTTGTCAGTCCAATCTCGGAGCAAATACAAGCTCACAGGAGACCCGTCCGCATGGCGAATGTGGGTGGTCACGGCTACCTGCCCTTTAATCAGGTCTGTGTCGGTATTTTTCGTCCCAATATGCACCGCATTCCAAGGCCAATGGAAAGTTCCTGTAGGACGCAACAGGAAGTCATTAACGCCGCACAAAAAGTCCTCGCCTTCTTTGGGTCGTTCTGTTCCGAGGGACATGACCATACATTTTTGCCCCCATTGAAAGTATTTGAGCATATCAAATCTAACCTCGCCAGTCTCGGTATCAGGCCCAGTTGTGAGTGCAACTTTAAGTGGTGGATACTCGTAGATTGCGAGCTTCCATTTTTTGATCAGTCGATCTGAATACGCATATCGCTCGCGAAATTTTGGTTCGCGAAATTGAACCACTGGCAGGTCTAATCCTGCGCGAAATTTAAGAATGTGGAGTAATGCCGTTGAGTCTTTTCCGCCTGACCAAAACACAACGCTCTTGGGCCAATTGGTAGCCCAGAGTCGCGCCATTTCAATAGTCTTATTCAGTAGCTCTATATTCATTTATTAAATCATAATTGCAGCAGCAGCAGCAATACCGAGTGCCGCTCCACCACCAGCAATCAGCGACCCCGTTTGCGCCTGCTGCCCCGCAGATGCGGCGGCATTGGCGGCATTTGTGGAGTTAGCGTTGCCGAGGAGATTGTTGATTAGTTGTTCTTGATACTGGCGAAGATTTGCCTGCTCTGCCTGATTTGCGGACATGGTCTCTCCCATCATTTTGTTGACATAATCGCTGTAAGATTGCCCCATGCCAAAAGCGTTTTGAAGGTTCTGCGATTGGAAGGAATTCATGCTGCCAATATTTGCATCCTTGACTGCTTGCCCTGCCGAAACTGCTGCGCCGGGATCAATGCCGCCCATCGGCGCAGGAGTCGCTTGCAAATACGCTTGCCGCTTTGCAAGATTGTCAAACATCATGTTTCTGCCTGCCTCGGCAGTCTTATCAAAGATAGCAGATCGCCCAATTGTACTGGAGGGATCAACTCCGCTTGCTGCAACAGATGTTATGCCTCGTTCGCGAGTGAAACGGGTCAAAAAGTCTTCAAGCGCATCTTCGTCGGTCGCCTTTGCAACCTGCTCTCCCATGTCGAGACGCATTTGAGCAGCAAACGGATTTGTAAGTGCTTCGCCTTGCCGTTCGCGGGAGATATTGCCAAGTCCTAATTCAAAAGCCTGATTGGAAATTTCAGTAGGATTGTAAGACAACATCTGCGGAGGAGATTTAGATGCCAGATCAACATTTTTGCGTTGTAAATCAAGACTCCCTTCGGCTAATTTGCTTGATGCCGCTAAAAGGTCGTAAGTACCCTGCGGGTCTGGCCTTGTATACATCTTTGATGTATCGTACTGTACTGGTGCTGGTGCGCTTCCTCCCATAGTAATTCTCCTTATAGACTAAAAAGCTCTCTGTGCATTCGTTTTAAGCCAAGTTTTGACATAATTTGGTTAGTAAAATTAGTGCGTTCGTCTTGAAGTGGCACTCCAATATATCCTGCCGCTCCAGATACTTGTGCATATACTTTTAAATCATGCATACATTGAACTACATCCCGTGGAGTTGTATGTGCAGGATGGAATGCGGGGTAAAGCACAGGGATATATACATGGTCAGAATAACCGAATAGCTTCCCGTCTTTATAATGCCCGATCACATTTACCTGCGGATGCTCAACAATATTGTGATCAAATTCCTCGGCAAAATCTACAAGTTCAAGAAATTCACCACTATCTTTTGGAATCGTTTTATATTCTATATTACTAATTTTCATACTGTTCCAACTACAATGTTTTTTTTGTCAAACTGATTTGGTACATAGTCTCGATATCTACTCGCTTGCTCCTCAATGGCATTGATACGATCATTAATATTGCCACAAACGACACAAGGCAAGCAACTATTTTGCGAAGGATTAATAAAATTTATAGAAGAGTAAAGTGGGATCGCATTTTCGTTTGAAAACGGAAATACAAAGCGACTTGGGAAGTCAGTTACTCGTTCGGATGCTGTAATTATTGAAGGCATATTAACAAGGGTTTTCTCCTCGGTATTGTTGCGCGGCAGCATTTGCAGCTTGCAGTGCAAGGACTCCTGCTTGCGCCTCTGCGTGTTCGTAAGAAACCCACGAAATATAAGATGCCTCGGCAGTTGCGGCGATTGCTGGCGATGAATTTTGGCAGGTTAAAGTCACAGTCTTAAATACCCGCGCATACCATGATTTTTGCTCGCCATTCCCAGACGCATACGGGTCAGGTAACGAGTCGATTGTAAAGTTCTCTCCATCTTGACCTAATACGCAGTATTTCGATTCGTCTTTTTGCGGTATGCCAGTCGATTTTGTAGCAAATGGGTCAGTAAATATTCGCACGATCTCGACTCCCATCTGTCCGCACCATTCAATGAGAATGCTAAAAGCCTTGTCGATGTCGATGGTAAAGTCGCTTTCGCAAGTTAAGTAATCGGTTCGCCTTTGAGATGACTCCGTAATCAGCCTGCGGTATTGAGAGCTTAAATATCCAAGGTCTTCGACTCTTTTTGCATATGGGGTCTCCTCCCACTGGATTCGGTCTGTAACCGCAAGGATTCTTTTTCTCAAAATCTCCTTGTGCTTACCTTTGCTGCCTCGGAATGCGACTGTGAGATCAACAACTCCACCGATCTCGCAAGCATCGATTTCAGAATAAATGAAACTCTTCAAATCCATCTGGTCTCCAAGCATCGCGGTTTCCATCTGACAATAAATACGATTGATTTTTTCAATCGTACTCCCATCTGATTCGATGTCGAAATAAGAGTCGTATTTTTGCGGTGCGAATGACTCCCACAGATGATTGTACGATCCGTCTGATGTTGCAGAGTAATCGACCGAAAAGTGAAAGCACTTTTGCTGCCCCGCAATAGTGCCTGTAGCCCATTCTACGGGTCGAGTGCCTGTCCATACCCCGCACCATGCTGGAACGCGAGCCTGCGACCATTCTGAAGCGGCGGCATAGTCAAGCACCATCGTCTGCGAGTTTAGTTTTTCCAGATAGGGTACACTAACCAGAATATAATTCTCGAAACTGGTAGCGCAAATCCCTGCCGTATTTCCTGACAAAAACTGTTTCGTTCTCGCCATCTCAACATCCTTGAAAATAACTTGCGAGGATAGATAGGATGCTGCCGCCACATCCGCCGCGAGCAATCCGCCTTGCGAGTACCACCACATTTGTCCCGCTTGAAATGTGATCGATTTTCCCGCGATGCACCCCACAGTTGGGTACAAAGTGTTTTGGAAATTTGCAGTTGATGTCCATTGACTGCGATCCAGTACTCCGCTCGCCAGCGAGAATGTAGATCGGTCGGTAAATACAATTAATCGAGTCGAGGTATCCTGACCCACAAAGCTAACCATTCCAGTTATCGGGCGACTAAAGGCAAAGTCGCCTCGTCCTGCTCCGCTTGTTCGTTCCTGCCAAGAGGTGGGGTCACCGAGATCGGATGCAAGTACGATATTCTTGTCAGAGACCCAAAGTCGGTTGCCAGAAAACGCCATCCAGTATCCACTTGGAATACTCGATGTCTGCGTTCCTGTTTTATTTGACCCGTCCCAGTACGCAGGCGCAGAAACCCCGTCTTGAATAAAAACAACTCGATTGGATGGAGTAACGATCTCATTTTTACCAGTCGAGAGATTAGCCGATTGCGTAGCCAAGCAGAAAACAAATTGATCGACATCGGGGTCGAGGGAGATGTTTGCAAGTTTGTACTGCGACCAGTCTTTTGGTTGCTCCAATGGGAATGGCGCATAGTAAACAGAACCATTCACTGCAAAGACCATGTAAGGGAGTTCGTCTGCAATTACTCCCTCTTCTTCTGGATTAAATATTTTGGCGGGAGTTGTAATCGTTCGGCCATTGATCTGCTCGATCCTTGCCGATTCTTTTTGCTTGTTTGCTGCAAAAAAAATGCCGCCTTGGAAGTTCCCAGCAGGCAGAGCTAACCGCATTGCTTGGCCGGGGCGAGTCTGCACGATGCCACCTCGCACCTGAACATTGACTCCCCACTTAAATTGATTTTCAGGCAACGCCCAAGGATTACGGACAGAGTTCACTCCGGCAAACCACCCAGAGGTGGCTTTAACAAGTCTGCCTGATGAAATCTGTTCGCTTTTCATTAGAAAATAACAGGATCAGTGCCGTCTCCATAAGTAATATTATTTATTTGTGGCGGCACAAACGCATGACCATCAATATATTCTTGTTGATTGCGAAGATAATTAAATGCAATCCCCCAGTATCTTGTTGCTTGGTCGGCAAAGTCCTTGTCTTCCATATCGCAGGCATGAATTGCCGCGATGATTGCCCGTTCATGCTCAACAGGAATGTAATCGTACACAGAAGTAATAAACGGAGGCGACATTCTGTACGCCAACCGCACCCATGCACACTTCTTGCCGATTCGCAGTCTGCGATATTGCGGATTGACCTCGGAGGGATGGTAGCGACCAATTAAGGTCATGTCATTTGAGCGTCCATAATCCCATGCGTAAAGCAGCACAAATCCATCAGTGAGAGGCTTTTCAATTTGCGAGATTGATTT